CGATCAATATATAGTTAAACTATTCGTACTATAACTATACTAGATCCGCCTCATCGTAGTTCAGACATCATTACCATGGAAAGTTGTATTAATGACATTGTTCCCAAGGAACCTGATGTTAAACCCCAGGAATCAAATCCAAAAGTTAATGGATTGAAGCCACCAGTACCTAGTAGTAAAGGGAAAAAGGACAAGCCTAAGAGGCCAGATCTCCAAAAAGAAAGGAAGAAGGAATCGAAGGACAAGCCTAAAGGAGTGAAACAGGCAAAGACCAGTGCTCCTAGTGGAGTGAAACAGGCAAAGACCAGTGCTCCAAGTGGAGTGAAACAGGCTAAGACCAGTGCTCCCCCATCTAATGGCGATAAAAATGCCAAAGGTGATGCCGAATCGAAGGATTCGAAGAAAGTTAGTAAACAACAAAGTGTTGAACTCGCAAAGCCAAAATCCAAGTTGATCTATTACAATGGTGTTATACCAGATAAAACTTGCATTTCAAAGGACTTTCCAACCGTTGAGTTGGTCAGTGTGTCTGATTTTAGGAATCCACATGCCACTGCTGAAATGTATCGAGATAACCTCGAATCTTTTATCATAACCCAAGTATCTGGTCAAATTGTTGATATCGGAGGTAATCCAATCCGACACAAACGCCGTAACAGGTTGAATGTGTGGTCGTGTTGTCCGTTATTATGTCCCCGTGATCATAATCGACAATACATGCGAGCTAAATTTGACTCTAAGAAGAAAACTTTATTGTACTGTAACCATCGAGTCGAGGATTGTTCATGTAAAACACCCGACTGTTACATTGCTATTGACTCAATATACTATCTTTCACCAGAGACTGTATTAGAGTGTGTATATAAAGCTCGAGCTAAGGTTTTATATTCTGCACAGCACATTTATCCATCCGCTCTTGGAATGTCCATGGATGGCCAGGTGTCGTATCGTCGAATTATCACTGATAATTCTCCAGGTTCAGCAACGGTAACCATTGCTGGTAATCATACTACTCTTAATAATAGTACCTGTGATTGGATGATGAATAATCATTATTTTGAATCTGACGGTCGTGTAATGAC